AGGATGAAAGAGTATAGGACGCCCTGTAATTGATGTAATACCAAAGATAACGCAGTCTTCCACCTCTCCATGATGTTTTTTAAGATCATATAAATATTCTCTTCTTATTTGAGCATAAGTTACTGGTATGTTTGCATTTAAGTAAGCCATGCCTTTATACTATCATCAAAGTCTTTATAATCCATAACTATTTCGTCACCAATATTAATATCTTTAATTGCAAACCCATCATCATTTAAATTAGGATTTTTACTGTGATTTACGTATTTTGAATTATCTATTTGCATAATTAACGTGTCTGGATTTAAATATTTTTGATAAGAATGTGTTTGAATAAAATTTGCAAAAGATAGAGGCATTGATGGTAAATTATTTCTATCAAATTCCATTTGAAATTCAGATCTTTCTTCTTGTATTCTTTGTCCTTTTTTTACGTTTTGTTTAGAAAAGACACCTACTCCATGTATTTTACTTTTACCTAGGTAGGTGTCTATTAAAAACATTACACTAAAATTATAATTATTTAATCAAATTGTATATTATAAGAACTGCAACAACAGCTACGCCGATTTGTACTTTTCTATCAGACTTAACTCTTGCTACTATTTTGTTTACTATTTCCATAGTTATCCTCCTGGTTAATCGTAAATATCCCCCCAATTTTCTCCAGATTCATAATCTACTTTATTAGGGACGTGCAATTTAACAGCATTTTGCATAATATCAATAATTTTATTAGCATGTTTTTCCGATTCTATTGAAATATCTAATTCATCATGAATTTGTATATGAGGTATAATTTTTTCTTCATATAAATCTAACATAGCTTTTTTTGTCATATCTGCTGCGCTACCTTGAATTAATTTATTTAAAGCTTTGTATGTAAACGCTCTTCTAATATTATTTTCTCCAAATTTAGAACTAGCTTCGTCCCAAGTCATAGGACTTGTAAGTTTTCCAGGTCTAAAAGCAGTTTCTTCCCATGTGTCAAATCTACATCTTCTTCCTAATAAAGTTGTTATGTAACCGTTTCGTTGAGAATCTCTTGATGTATTGTTCATTAAATCTTTAACAAAAGGTACACGGCTGTGATATTTTTCAAATAATTTTTCTGCTTCTTCTTTAGTATTTAAACCTAGCTCTGCTTGAAGTTTAGCTTTACCCATTCCATAAAATAATCCTAAATTAATTGTTTTAGCTTGTGATCGTTCTATACCTGCCATATCAGCAACTGTCTGGTGAAAATCTACATCGTTATTTTTAAATCTCTCTACAATACTTTTGACTTCATCGTCCTCTCTAAGTTTAGGACTAGCTGCTGCATAATGAACTACTAATCTTGGCTCTTGCTGTGAGTAGTCAAAGCATCCCCAAGTATGGTTTCTTTCCGGTAAAAATAATGACCTAATCATTGGGCCTAAATCTTTGTTCCTCGCTGGAACCTGCTGAAGATTTGGATTTGAGTAAGAAAATCTTCCTGTTACCGTTCCTCCTTTTTCACCTCTTACTGGATTTATGTCTGCATGTATTCTACCTTTGTATTGGTATTTAATAATTGTATCTATAAAAGTTGTATGAGCCTTGTTTATTTCTCTAGCTTTTGCTATACATTGAACCAATGGGTGTTTATGCACCTGTAAAAAATTTTTAGTAAAGGAAGGTGCTTGTGTTTTTGCAGTTCTGTTATAAGGCAGGGAAAGTTTATCAAAAACTTTACCAATCGATCTTGCTGCCCATATTTGAACATCTATTCCTGTTTCTTTTTTTACTTTCAGCAATAATTGCTTTTCTTCTTCAGATAATTTATTTTTTAATAAGTGAGCGCGTTCAACGTCTACTCGGACGCCCTTAACTTTCATATCAATTAGACACGGAAACAATCTAGTTTCCAGATCAAATACTTCAGTTAAATTATCTTTTCTAATTTCTAACGATAAATGTTTAAATAATTTTAAAGTTAACTCCGCATCTTTTTCTGCGTAGTTTCCAACATACATAGCTGGAAGTTTATACATTTCAGCTTTAGGATCTGCTCCTGCTTTTTCAGCTGCAGCAGTTAAAAGACTTTCATCTTTAACTTCTCCTAAGTGATCGTAACAAAGACTGTTTAAAGAGTATGAATACCTGTTTTCATCTACCAATGCTGCCATAACCATTGTATCAATAATGTATCCGTTTACATTAATGTTATATGCTTTTAACCAACACATATCGTACATAGCATTATGAAATAATTTTGTTGATGGAAGATTACATATTTCTTTAAGCCAATCTAAAACTTTTTGTTTAGGTAAATTTCCTTCTCTGTGCGCAATTGGAAAATATCCAGACCATCCTTCAACAGCTACAGCTACTCCTATTATTTCACCTTCGGCCATTAAAGCTCCAGAACCTTTTGACTTTAAATTAGGGTCTCTTGTTTCTAAATCAATTGCTATATATTTATGCTCTTTTAAATCTGGAAAGTTTTCTGGGCATACCCATTCAGTTGCTGCGCTAAACATTATTTAATCATACCCCATGAATTTTTTGTTTCTTTTATTTCTTCTTTCACTTCTTCAGGATAGTCTCTATCGATTGCCATGTCAATATAATGTTTTGCTTTTAACAAATCTTCTTTTTGATTTTTCTGTTTGTGACGACACAAATATTTAATTGCGTTGCCTTCTGCAAATGGAATATTATTTTTGTTAATAAATTCTGATGGCTGAATAACCATAGATTTATAATGATTCCCGCCTACCTGCTTTTTGTATATATCATCGCTCATATTATTGGATATCCTATGTTGTAAAAATTAGTCTGTGTACTTTCCATAATATATAAATTTTGTTTTGCTCTAGTTACACCTACAAAAAATAATCTATGAATTTTGTCTGGGTCTTTATCTGCTTCTCTTGCTAAAAAATCATTTTCATCTTCTGAACCAAAATCAATATATAAAATTACATTTTCACATTCTCTCCCTTTTGCTCCATGAATTGTTGATAGCTCTATCTTTGAATTTGTGGTAAGATTATCGCCGTTTTTTAATAAAAGTTTAATGTAATTTTTTTGTTCATCTGACATATGGAGATGTTCCCAGCTGCCCGCCACTAGAAGCCCGTGATCTTTTTGTAGTTCCTCTAATGTAACAGTAAATACTTTGTCTAATAATTTTCCTTCTCCAAAGCCATGTTTTACTTGTTTTTTTCGTAAGAAATTTTTAATTACATGTTGTGCCTCTTCACCTGACACACTTGCACCGTCGTTCAATCTATTCCAAATTCGATATGCTTTTAATAAATCTGCGGGGAGTAGTTCATTTTGTCCACCTTTGTATCTTAAATTTAAATCATTTAAAAATTGCGCGGGCTCTTTTAATTGCGCATTTGTTTGAGCCAGTATCATCCATTCATCAGTTCTAAAATTAAAATCAGTTAATAAACAATTTTCTTTATAAGTTCCTTCCTCGTCTCTCGCTTCCCAAGGCTTGTCTAATCGTTCATTTATATGTTTTAAAATTTCTAAAGCTTTAGCGTGTATTTTTTTAGGGACACGATGTGATTGTATCTGATTATCAAAAGTACCTTTTAAATTTATAAAAACACTAGGATCTGCTCCTTGAAATCCATAAATAGTTTGATCATCATCTCCAGCGACATAAGATCTCTTACATTGTTCTTCAATATGAAAAAACATATCCCATTGTAGTGGACTTAAGTCTTGGGCTTCATCGAGGAAAATAGCATCGAGAGCGAGACGCTTATCCTCCTCGACAAACTGGGTAATCATATCTGAAAACTCTACCATTCCGGTTTGTTCTTTATATGATTTTAAATCTTCGTTAATCTGTTCTGTTAACCATAAGTCTACAGAATGATGTAAGTCTAGTTGTAGTGCAGCTTCCATTAAATCAATTTTTTTAGATCGTGAGTATGATATAATTTTCATATGAGGATTTTGATGCACTGTGTTTCCATATATATCTCTTTTAGTTTCAAACTTCATTCCTCTGCAAATTTGTGATTGACTTGTAAATTGTTTCCATTTTCTATCTTTTAATAACTGAGTTGTTGTATCAATTTTACATTCTCTAGTTCCTAGATGATGTAATGTAGAAATATAGAGAAGAGGATATTTAATTTTTTCGTTAGCTACATCTGCTGCAGCATTACTAAATGTAACATATACTATTTTTTTAGGGTCGGTGTGTAAACCATTGATTTCTTTAGCTAAATACGTATTTACTAGGGTCCAAGTTTTCCCTGTTCCTGGAGGACCAGGAATTATTGTCCTTACTGCCATGGTTCTTGTTCTACTTTCAATTTTCTTGTGTTCGGTTTATCTAATTTAATTGTTTCCATTACTAATGTTCTAACTGTTTTACTTTCTATTTTTATATATCTTTCTTTTACTTCAAACATTATCTGTAAAAGTCTTAATGTTTTCTGCCTTGGATAAGTTTTTTCTGCCCAAGATTTTGTCTTTAATAAATATCTCCAAAAAGATTTAAACTGAAAAAAAGTATCTCCTTCTTTGTCTGTATAAGCAATACCTCTTAACACATCCGTCATTTCTTTTCCTGGAGCTTTGTTAACATAGTCAGCTAATATTTCAGTTAATTGTACTTCTAGTTTAGAGGATTCTGGCGCAGGAAGAGGTTCTAATGCTTTCTTAAATAATGTAATTAATAATTTTCTCCATGCATGTTTAGGAACTGGCATCATTGGCATTCCTATTTGATTCATGCAAGCTAATGAAAATTTTTCTGGATCATGCAGCGTTGCATCATCTACTTCTACAGGTTTTCCATCTATAGACACAAAATAAATAGGTGGATCAGAATCATATTTTCTAATTTCAGATATCTGCGGTGTAGGTCCATCATCACCTACTCCAAATTCTCTCATTGAACATTTTTTAGCATCACAAAAACTATGTATAGGTTCGTCTTTACATTTATATCTATATTCTTTTCCGTCCAAAGATTCTATTAAGGTATTTATTTCTCCAACATCTAAAGGCGGCTGCATAAATTTTGTATTGTAGTTAAACATATGACTTTGCCATTCATTCTTATCAGGATATCTTTTCTTTAAATAAACGCCAACATTATACATACAGTTATTTCTTTGTCCGTTTGGAACACCATCACTTAATAATGATACTAGACATGGTGGCATTCCTTTAAAAAAATCATCACCTTCTTTATTATTTGCAATTTTTAAATTTTTTAATTCATCTAAAGACATTGCTCTTTCTTTATATGCTTCAAAGAAATCTTCAATTTTTAACGCTTCTCCGTTTTCATCATATGCAAATCGCATAGTTCTTTCGTCGCCATGATAAGGTAAGTTTAAGAAACTTCCGGTATCTCCTCTATCAACTCTTATATAATCTTGTTTTGGAAATATTTCTGCTTTTGCAAATCCTAATGCTGAAGCTATTAGTTTAAGTTTAGCTCTCATTATAATCGCTGGAACAAAATCATTTGTAAATAAACACGCATGTCCTCCTCCAGATTTAGACCTAAAAAGAATTATTGGAATATTTTTTGCTTTTAATTTAGTTAAGAAACTTTTGTGATCAAAAGGATATGTATCTATATCAATACACCCCCATTTACATTTATTTTCTTTATTAATTGGAACAATTCCTAGTCCAGGGTCTGTTCCTTTTAAATGATCTTGCCAGAGTTTAATTACTGGTACTTGATTTACTGTATATGATTTAGTTTTATGCTTTCCTCTTTCGTCAAACTGATCTGTTTTTATGGTTTGTCCGTAAGCAGTATCTAGCCCCTCAAATATATTTTTAAAAATTTTTACTTTATCTGTCATATGCTCTCTTTGGCATAGGCGGCTTTAGTCTCCCTCCACCGCCTACTATTCACACTATTTGCTAGCTAAACTAGTGTAAAACTTTTTAGCTCGCTCATATAAAGATGGCTCTTCTACAGGGCCAACTTTAGTGACATTGAAACCATACCATTGGTTTCCTTTGCCAGAGTTTAGAACAGATGTTAGTTTATATTTGTGACTGAATGATGGCGGTGTATATGGGCCATTTTTTCCATCAAGAGTAATGGACATCATCATTGAGTTCCATTTTCTACTTATTTTACCTTGAGATGAACTCATAGATATTAAAGCATTCTCTGTGGAATTACCGTCTAAAATTAAAACGTAATGTTGTCCAACAGTTAAGATATAGTTTCCATTATCTAATCTATCTTTACCCATTTCGTTTTTTGTTTTTGAAAGTATGTCAGAGCTAGCATCGTAAATGTTTTCAGGTCTACCTGAACCAGTTCCGAAATCTGCCCACTCTTGGTACTCCAATTTATAATGACAAGGTATAACTTCTATACCATTTGCTCCGTCATAAGTCTTTTTAGTGACTGTATTTAAGAACATTCCTGGTTCTGCACCTTCAACATAATTTTGATTACGCTTTTGTGCTTCTCCAGAGCCATTTTGCAATAGTTTTAATATAGGTAAAGCCAAACTAGTTGTATTTACATTTTCAAAACCTGCGTGAGCATCACCTTCATACAAAGCTGTAGATGGTAATCCTCCTTCTTTTTTTGTAGTTACATTGTTTTCCATGTTTCTATTTTCTCCTTGTTATTTTTGTACTGTTACCCGCGTAAGTTTTAAAAAGATCAGAGGGCATCTCTTGTCCAGATTCAAGACGCTCCCTGACCACTGCTTTGAGTGTCTGGGAATGAACTCCTATTTTCTGGACGGGCTCATATCCCTGACCTCGTGCAAGGACAGCATATTGCTGTGCCTTGTTGTCTTCGCCACGACCAAAGGTAACGGTAACATCATTTTTAATAATGTCACCTAGGCCGTTATTTCGAAGCCATGTAAAAGCTTGCTCTTGATTATCAAGAGTAATAGATGCCCCATAGATTTTTTTAATTTCTACAGATTCTCCATCTTTAAGCTTTAATTTTGTAATATGCATTTCTTCCATCATTTGTGGAACTTCTATTTGAGATATATATCTAGCTTTCTCTTTTAGTTTAGATAAACTTTCTTCTGCATTCTCTATTTCATCTTCTAAATCTTTTAATTCTATAACTTTATCTGATAAAGTTTTAGCTGCATCTGTTTGAGTTACAGATTGTACTCGATCTTGTTCATAATCAATCATTTATTTTTCCTTTCTCGTGTAAATTAATTTCTAATGGATAGTACATTTGTTCCTGCCTGTCCCATTTAAGAAGATTAAATCTTCCATTATTTATATCTGATGCAATTGCAACCGCAATACCTATTACTGATGGATCACCTGATAACAATAAATAATCTTTAGAAGTATAATCTCTTAATAAACGTCTAAGTTCAAAAATTATTGGACCCGGACTCATTATAATTTGTGTATTTTCTTTTAATAAAACTTTTAACTTACCATATTTTTGAGCGCCAATAATATTATATTTAGGACGCCCGATGCTCGTTCCTGGTAACTCTTGTAATACATAAACTGTACTTTCTTTTTCCATAAATAACTTTCTTGACAAACATATAATCATTATTATATAAGAAGTCAAGAAAGAAAAAAGAAAAAATGATAAATTATAAATTTAAGACAAAGCCTTACGCGCATCAATTAACTGCGTTAGAAAAATCGTGGGAAAAAGAAGTATTTGCTTACTTTATGGAAATGGGTACTGGTAAATCTAAAGTACTTATAGATAATATTTCTATGCTTTACGATAAAGGTAAAATTAACGCTGCTTTAATTATAGCACCAAAAGGTGTTTATAAAAATTGGTATGAAGGTGAGATACCAAACCACATGGTAAATCATATAGATAAAAAAGTAGTTTTGTGGCAAGCATTAATTAATAAAACACAAAATTCTAAATTAGAAACTTTATTTAAACCTGGGGTAGATTTACGTATTTTAGTTATGAATGTTGAAGCTTTTTCAACTAAAAAAGGTCTAGAATTTGCTAAAAAATTTTTAAATTGTAGTAGTGCATTGGTGGCGATAGACGAATCTACAC